GATGTATAGTCCTGACTTGACGCCTGACTTGAACCAAGACTTGAGCCCAGACTTGAGCCCTGACTTGATCCCAGACTTGACCCTCGACTTGATCCCTGACTTGATCCGAGACTTGACGCCTGACTTGAATCCCAACTTGAATCCCGACTTGATCCCAGACTTGACCCTCGACTTGATCCCTGACTGATTTGAGTTTCATCGTATTACGCGGCCTTCACTTTTCGAATATGACGGCAGTTTTTATGAAACTGAAAACCAAGGCATGTGCAGGAAAAGAAATTGCCTTCCTGTGTGACAGTATACATACCGCCTTTACGACTGTCCGATTTAATCTGCCAGGATTTATTTTGAATAATCCGAGCCTGACCCTTGGCAATCTTTTCACCATTGTCATATTTCAATGCGGTGACATAATCCAATGGAACTACAGAAAAAGGAAAAATCTTGTCACCAGTAGTCATGCGAAAAGTATCAGGATCGTCAAAGGGCATCGATGCGACAACCGTGCCAACCGAAGTATTGATCCGCGGAACATAATCAGCATAACCTTTCATGTTCCGCGACCAATCCATTGTTACGATAACGCGCCGGCCGATTGTAGGCTTGGTAAACATATTAAATCTCTAACGAAAAATTCAAATCATAGTCAGTCTTTTCATTACCAACATAGCCACGCGGATTAGCGATAATCGTAGTATCACCAATCTTATAGTTCTGACAGGTATGAATATGCCCATGCGCCCAATATTTAATCTGAGGATTATCCAAAATCAAATTGGACAAATCACTGACATAACCACCATTCATATGAAAGTCATGTTTATACTCTTCTGGAACACTCTCAAAAGAGGGAGCATGATGCGACACTACAAAAACATTTCTATTCTTATATTCAGCAAGTTTATTCTTTAACCAATCTTTTGATTCCTTATGCTCTTTTAGAGCAATATAAGGAGTAAATCGATCATAAGTATCTCCATAGCGAATGACACGGAAATCATTCATCTTAGAGTTAATAAGCTGGAGAGTAATGGGATTTTCTTTATTGAAATCCGTCCAAAGAGTAGTCAACAGAAATACCCAATCGTTATACTCAAACACACCACGATCCGAAAGAAAAACATTCTTAGGAAGATATGGTGTGATTTTTTCAATTGACTTGCTAAGATTACCTCGATAATGCTCATGGTTACCAGGAATATAAAGCACCTGGTTATAGGTATTTCCGCAGCGTCGGAGAAAATTTACAAATCTGTTTCGATATTCTCCGTCGCGACCAAAATAATCCGCCACAGCGATATCGCCAGCCAAAATCAAAAGATCACCACCCGGCAATTCGATATCAGCAAATTCCAGGTGGAGATCGGAGTGTAGATGAATTTTAGTCATTTGATTATTATAGCAGATAAAGAAAAATAGTCAACAACTAAGAAATCAATAATATCAATGACTTAGGCTAAGTCATTGATTAATAATCAAGATTTCTTAGATCAAACTTCTTAATCTTCTTTCGATTATAAATCTTGGCCATGCTGATTACCCGATTCTTATATTTCGGAGTATACAAATCCTTAGCAATAAAATTTCGCTTGTTTTTCATAGCATTACTCCCTCTTTTCGAGCAAACTTGACTAACTTATTGAAAATACGACCATGATCCGGGTCCATTTCAAAGACCTGATCCTGACAAAGATGGATCATTTCATGGCATAATGTGTCAATAAAATCTGCCCGACATTCGAAAACATCGGTCAATCCGATAGTTCCATCAACATAATAGCCATATTCAGTATCAAGATAATCGATATCCCACTTAGGTTCTTCAAGTATGTTATTGAAAATCTTACGATTTATCATCGCAAAAGCTTTAGTGGCGCGATTTTCATCAATCTTTATCATGACAGAATATTATCACGGATGGAATACAAAGTCAACAACTAAGAAATCAATGATTTCAATGACTTAGCCTAAGTTATTGATTTTATTGGGTTTTATTTTTAAACAGATTATTAACGAAAAACTCGGGTGTAAATCCATCGAAACCACCACCATTAGTCAAAAATTTCATCTGCTCTATTGCGTCGTCCTCAAAAATATGATTACCAACAGCATGTCCGGTTTCATTTTCAATGACAATCCATGAAAACATATCGTCGCTTGTGTATAGATCATAATGATATTTTACAATGCTCATATATTATATTCTCCTGTGAAAATTTATTGATTTGATTGCCCCAAGAATCCCAATTCAATCTCTGATTTCTGGCAAACAATTCTACATACGGACCATCGACAAGATTTTCTATTCTATCATAGATAATATCAGGTTTTCTGGAATGTTCCCTTCGTGGTGCAATTACCAATCTGTCAATATTTTTATTTTTTCGTTTGACTCTACCTTTAACACCCAATAAACATATTTCTGGGTTCGCTCTTGTCCAATATCCCAATCCCTTGAAAAATCCATTACCAGATTTATTCTGTTTGACCCAATAGAAACCCACGGTTTTATATTTAAATCCCCACATTTTCATCGTTTCGATTCCCTGATCCAACGTAGGATCGGTTGTCCACATCAACAAAACACAATTATCAGCAGCAATATCACCGACAGGCATATTCTGAATATCTTTTATACTCATTACGTTGTAATGATTTTTAGCATTTCTATTACCACCCGCATTGAAAAGCCAAGGAGGATCAGCATATATTACTCCATAATGTTTAGATTTTAGGTTCGAAAACATTATGTGTTCAGGCCTTTGAATTTGTTATAATTTATGTTCTTTTTACCGAATGGAGTTTTATCCATGACTGGTGTTTGACCGGAATCAGCTAAATCGGTTTGTGCCGAAGCTTCAACATCATAGAGTTTCATCTTAGCTCTATCGATACCCACAACAAATCTTTTATTGACTGTCGGATCATTATATCGATTTTTCAATTGTTTTACCATTATCTGGTTTAGACCTTCAAGTTGTTCCGTGGATATCAACGCAAACATGAAATCCGCCGTGGCTGGAAGTCCAAACGATTCCGATGTATCTGTCAAATCAGGATCAGAATTCTCATAACCTGATCTTGTCGTTTGTGTCGCTGATATCAATGGAACATTTTGCTCAACAGCAAGACCACGCAGTTCCTCAGCGATCATCTTGATATACATGTATGAATTGATATTACCACTTGGTTTTACCCGAGCCGAAGCACATATGTTCAAATAATCAACCACGATAATATCAGGTTTGAAATTTCTCTTTAGATTTAGTTCATTCAACAGATTTCTAAAATGAATAACAGACGCGGAAGCGGTTGGATATTCTTTTATGATCAGTTTGCTTTTTGTTGCTTCCTTGATTCTCTCTACCTTTTTATCATAAATGTCTTTTGGTAGATTTTCCAAATCCTTGATATCGACATTCAAGAGATTAGCATCGATTCGCTCGGCAATCTTTTCTTCGGCCATTTCCAAAGTAATATAAAGAACATTATAACCTTGAGATAAAAAGGACGCAGCAAAATGACACATAGCCAAAGTTTTGCCAACACCAGTTCCGGCTAATATGATATTGAGTGTCTTTAGTGGAATGCCACCACGAGTGATTTTATTGAAGAAATCCAAATCAAATGGAATTTTCTTTTCTGTTCTGTGATAGAAATCAAATCTTTTATCGGAATCTTCAATATAATCATGACCCACATTAGGATCGAAACTTACTGCTAGAGCATCGCTCAAAATCTGTGGAATAGCACCTTTTGTTTTGATGCCACCCTTATTATCTAGAATCGATATTGATTCCAGGACAGCATTATAGATAGCTTTTTCCTGACAGAATTTTTCTGTATTATCGAGCAACCATTTATTATCTGTTTTCTCGGTTCTGGAACCATGAATATCCTCCAGAATTTCTGTTATAGATTTTATTTCGTCTTCTTTGATATTGTTTTTATCGTTAATCGATATTATCAAAGCTTCATGTGTTGGTGTGTTATTATATTTTAATATGAAGCTTTCAATTTCATTGTATAATGTTCTTTCATTTCTGTCAATAAAATATTCCTGTTTTATGAACGGTAGAACTTTTCTCGCATAATCCTCATTGTGGATCAGTTCCTTCAAGATCATCGTCTCCAATCGGCTTGATTTCATCTTGGTCCCTTTCACGCAAATAACTCGACAGTATATCAATCAATATATCACCCAGAAGATGGGCAAATTTTTCATTTTCTATTTTCTTGCCAGCAGAATCAATAATATTGTGGTCAAATTCAGCATTCAAAGAACCATCTTCATTTTCTTTTTCCGCAAATTTTAACTTACCAAATTCTACTATAACATTTTCATAGGGCGATTTCAATATCTTTACACAAGCCCACTTTCTTTCTTTATTAGGATTATCAATAACTTCATAATCAACATGTTCTACAGGTAATGTGTTATTCATCATCTTCTCCCTCGGAAACAAGATCACCATAACTAATTGAATACTTCTTTTCAACAAACTCCTGAAATGATTTGTCAGCTAAAATAGATTCCCAGAAATCTTTTGTATCTGTATCAGCTTCACGAATTTTCTTCGCGTCACCTTTCTTTTGATACCAACCGTTGCTGGGTTTAATGACATGCCCCGATTCCAGCGCAACATCTAACAATCCAGAATAAATGCTAATTCCGTCTTCAAATGAAACACGGATCGGTATTTTCGATTTTTCTCTTACATATCGAGACTTTTCAATATTGATAATAAAGTTATAGCCAATAAGTTCTGTTCCTTCTTTATCCTGTTGCCGACCGAGAATGAAAATATTATCAGCGGAATAATATGAACCAGTGCCACCACTGACAATATCTTTTGGATATAAACCTATTTCCTTGTAAGTATGATTGACAACGACCATCGGAATGTCTTTTAGCGACAAGTGTGGAGTAACCATTCGAAATAGAGATTTGATCTGCTTTGCTCTTGTCATATCAGCAACAGCCTTTTGATCCATCGCATCCTCAACTTCTTTCTTTGAAGCAAGATTACCGATGGAATCAATTACAACAACAATCTTATCACCACGCTCGATATCAGTCAATTGTTTCATCAAATCAAACTTCAACTGTTCAATGTCTGTGATGGGTGTATGGACAACACGCTCTTTATCTATATTGAATGTATCAAAATATGCGATTGGTGTTCCAAATTCCGAATCATAAAACAATAATACGGAATCAGGATATTTCTCCATGTATGATTTGGCCATAAGCAGAGAAAAAGCAGTCTTGAAATTCTTTGAGGGACCAGCCCACATGGTAAGTCCGGGTGTTAAGCCACCATTGAGTCTACCAGACAACGCAACATTCACCATGGGAACTGGTGTTTGAATCATGTCTTTTTCAGTGAAAAACTTTGATTTTGAAAGTATTGCTGATTCTTTAATCGTGGTATTCGATTTGATCTTTTCAAGTAAAGCTGATTTCGTCATATATATCTCCTAAAACATTTTCTATATGATTATATTACATTGTGTCTGATTTGTCAATATTTTTCTTTCTTTTTCTTGGTTGTATATTTTTTATTTCCAAATATTCTATTCCGTAGTTCTTTTTTGATAATGTGTATGATATATTAGCGGCTAGAAGCAACACAACAGCCAAAGGGTCAAATACAAATATCAACATGACAATAACAAGTCTCACAGCTTTGTCAATGTGATTTTTTTCATTATCACCATAAATCATATCTGAAATATATTTGATGGGACCCAACTCTGATTCCATGACACGAACGGAGTTGGCCAAATCAAACTTGGTTTTCTCCAACTCTCTTATCTTGTTTCTGTTACTTTGTATGTTTTTCTCCAACTCCCGTCTTTCGTCTGCCTGCTTTTCTCTTGTTTCGGTTGCTCCACCAGGACCTCGGATTCTTTGTGCTTGAACCAAAGTGCTTAAAATAGAATCCATCTGTCTTATATTTTGTTCATATTGTTCTATAAATGATTTCTCTCGATCTATTTCCTGTTGAATAAATGCTATTTCAGCAACTTGTGTATTTGTCGGCAGTGTTTGCTCAAAATGGGACTTTGACAGAAAACCAAAAATACCCATGCTTGTTATCAACATTAAAATCACGATAGCAGAGAAAAAATAACATTTAAGTGCTTTCGATGCTATTTCCCAGTTCTGATATAACCACGAGACAGAAACGAGTTTTGCTATTTCTAAAACAGAACCCATAACAACGATTGGCCAGAAAGCACCAGCAAATATTGATGTTAGTCCTATTATTGAATAATAAGCTGCTACTGCTGATAGTCCAATACCAGTGATAAATGCCACAACGGTGTTAAATTTCATTTAAAGAAGTCTTCTAAGGTGTTTGTGTTATCTATATTCCAGTTTATTGAATTTAGAATTAATTTCAAAGGATCAATAAATGATTTTTCAAACTGTGTATTATAATCTATATAT